TAATCCAATTCGTTGAATCCTTAGCCAGAATATTGATTTCAAACAAACCAAAATCTGTAAGAGTCAATATAGAATTTGAATTACCGTCAGCATACACGGAAACATTATCTGCGTTGGAATCCAAATGAATGATACCACCAATGTAATAATTGGTATCGGAACCCGTATCGAAGATGACGTTCTCCGCCTCTTCTGCCGCACCACCATAAATGAACTTGAACCACACTCCCGCCGTAGGCGACGGAAGAGTGATCGTCCGGTTTCCACCAATTGCCGGAACAACATTGATCCTACCACCATTAGCAGTGGCGGTCAGGGTATTATTTGCATCATCCAACGTAATGGGAGTAACCTGCAATCCCGATCCGTCTAGGCTGAATTCCGTTGTAAATGCGCCAGTTGTCGAACTTTTCGATACTACATCGAATCCATCTTCGGATCTGACTGCACCCGAAAAAGTTGTGTTAGCCATGATTTTACCTTTTTACGAAAGGATTCGTCCCGAAGTCGTCGTAACGTCTGCTGGGCCAGTCTTCGAGACTATATATCCCAGAACAAGATAAGGGGCGGAGGCGACCAATCACGAGCCAGCTAGTAGCCACGTAAAAGCATGAGAATCGCCTCCACCCTCTATCTATCCTACGCTCCGGGTGATCCCCAGATCCCTAGCGGATCGGAGACACCAAAGCTGTACCGCTCGCGAGCCTTGTAACGAACATTTCCGGTATCGAAATCACCGTCCATGCTTGTCTCAAGAGCAACACGATTGAAATGCTTCATGCCATTCGGAACGTCGGTAAGCAGGAACCACGCATCCGTATCAGTCAGATAGTGATTCACAACTGTTCCGCCCGGAACAACACCCATCGAACGTACTGCGTTGATGTCGTTGTCCGCAGTTCCGGGGCGAAGCTCAGATTTCATCACCCGTGTCGCCACAAACTGTAGATCCGGCGGGATGACGAGCGTCTGGGGACGAGCAGCGATCATCAGACCACGCTCATCGGTCCATTTGCCAATCTGAATTACAGCAGCCTCAAGAGAAGTCTCGTTGAGGTCAACGGCAGTTGCTGGACGGTTGGAGTTCTTGCCACCTGAAACAAGCGGGTGACCGTCACCACCAGTTACGCCATCACCTGACGCTGTAAAGAGATTTACACCATCGCCGCCCTGATAGGCGTTGGTAAACCCATTGTTCAAAGGAACAACGGCCTTAACCTGCTTGGTGTGGGCCATGGCGCGAGCCAAAGCCTTGGTGTAACGAGCCGACAGGGAATCGTAGAGATTGTCCTCCATAGCCTCTTCCGTAATGGCAAAGCCCATGGCGATGGTCTCATGATTGTAGCGAGCCGTAAAGCTCTCCTGCGCGGCATCATACGAAATCGCTGACCCCTCATCCTTCACCGGGGCAGCGTCGAAGCCCGAAAGCTTCACTTCTTCTTCAAAAGATCTGCTGGAGCTTTCCGTCTCATAAATCTCAGAATGCTCGTCGTCATAACGCTCGTACTCCATTCCGAAGAGCGCGTTCAAGCCCGGAAGCAGTTCCTTGAGAAGTTGTGCGCGACTAATAGCCATTGGTCAATTCTCCTATACGCCAGTAGCGTTCAAATAGGAATGATTAGAAGCTGACCCGCTAGAAGCAGCGTTGAACTTCACGATAACATCTGGATAAGCATCGCTCGCCGTAGTCCCCTTCGGGGGCAGGCTGCTAGGCCCGTCAACGAAATCAATGATGCGAAGGGGCAGCGTGTTCGTTGTTGCTGGGGTACTACCATCAAGTGCGTTCTTGGACTTACCGATAGTCGTACTACCAGCAGTCACAACAACGGATGCATTAAGTCCACGATCCGTGGTATTCAACGCTTCGTCGGCCTGCATCTGAAACACGACGAAAGGATCGTCAAGCACATACGCCATCGCATCAGTGGCCGCATTAGATGCAGGCCAAAAAGTTGAAAACGTCTTCTGCTTAGTTGTTGGGTCCGTATAAGAGCAACCCAAGAAAATCCCAACTGCAGTCAAAGCAGTGGTACCAGTATCTTTCGCGATAGTACCGTCTGCCGCAACCTTACAAAAATCACCATTAGAAATCTGTGTGCCGTAAGTCGTAATAATCGGCAGATTTCTAGTCTTACTGGTGAACGAACCCGAAGCACTAAGAGTGCCAATGGGTCTGGCCCCGTATGGGGCTGCCGTAGTAGCCATATATACCTCTGAATGTCAGTCGAGCAGCATTCAGCGAGTTCCCTTACCAAACGCTACACGAGTTTTACGATCAGGCGAGAGAACTGGCATCCTAGGATCGTTCTCACGCATATAGTTGTTATCGACGGCTTGCATCTGTGATTCAGCGCGATCCTTATAATAAATGCGCCTCTTCTCCACCGTTTCCTCCGGTGCCTTACAGAGCAATAGACCACCGACTTCGATCCCGCCCTTCTGCGCCCATTCCGATTTATGATCGCTCATAATTTGTAGTTCCGGGTGATCTTCGGCACGAACTGGTTCCCATCCCTCACGAAAGCGTTTTGACACATTCATGTTATCTGCGGTGCCGACCATTGATGTCCTTACCCATCTGAACACCCACCCGTCTTGCGGTTCTGGGTCTGGAAGTATAGATGCGGGTTCCCAAGGCATTTCACGAGCCTCGTCTTCACGAGTCTCCAGTGACTTGGTCTTCCTCGGAGCGCGTTCGTCAGCCATCAGACCATCTCCTTGATTAGCTGTGAAGCATATTGCTGTGGCGTTATCCCCAAGCGTTTCGCGAGTGCGACTTGGGTCGAGGTCAATGTGACCTTGCGTGGCATGGCACCATTATTTCTCATAGCTGGCGCAACCACGGGGCTCGTCTTGCGACGAGTTGCGGCCTCAACAACGACTGGCTCCGAAGAACTCTGATTGTTGGTACCGAAGTAGTCAGGAAATACTTCCTGCATACGTTTATCTATTAATTCATAGTACTGTTGCGTTTCTGGGTCAACACCCTCTTTGCGAACCAATCGCTCATGCACACCATACGCAAAGCTTGTCATCTCCTCATCATTACCAAACCAAGGGTTGTTTTCCTGCCATTCTACGGCTGCTGGGTCCGCTGGGGGTGCCTCTGGGGGGGGTGCTGGCTGTTGTTGAGCCTGTTGACGTTGTTCAGCCAACACATTTTGCTTCCAATTCTCTACGACCTTATCTGATATTGCCGGGGCAGAAGCCTGTACCAACTGTGCGTTAGTGAGAGCTTTCTGTGCCGCAGCAATCTGATCAGACTCCCCAGATTCATGTGCTTGCTTGAAATTAGCCTCTGCTATAGCGACCGCAGCCTCCGCACCATACTTACTGTGCTGAGTGAGGGCAGATTGCGAGTCTTGAATGAGCTTGAGTAGCCGTTGGTTCTCGACTTGGAGGTTCTGTGTATAGTTCACAGCCTCACCTGCAAGTCTCTCAGACGCCTCCTTCGCTCTTCGTTCCTCGTGAAACTCCCATTTCAGCTTTTTGATGCGTTTCTGGGCGCGGCTCCCATATTTTGAAATTTCTTCATCCGTTGCTATGTCATCATCTGATGACGTAGCCTCTCCAGCAGGACGCTGATCATCTTCGGGGCGATCATCCACAACCTCGACATCGATTTCATCAACTTGTGCGGAAGCTGAAGTGTCTGAGGGCGACACAATCGTCGTTTTGACGCCCAAAAACTTGTCTTCTTCGCTCATTCTTCCGGTTTCGTCGCTCATTTTAGGCCCTCTCCACGCCTCTGGGGTCTTCTACAACCGCTTCTACGGTATCATCGTTGATTAGACGCAATTCTCTGCCATGTATTTTGATTCTCGTGCCACTAAACGCCCGGAAAATCACCCAATCACCAACTTTACAGTACGGTCCATTGGGGAATCTCCCATAATTGACGTAAGCATCTGGCCCCATCGACATTACCCACCCCACGACAGTGGCAATCGACTCTTCGTGTTGGGACTCTACAGACTTAATGATGCCGCCTTCGGTTACCTCTTCAATATCAGGAAGAGCGATCAATAGCTTATAGCCTTTAGGTTCCGGCAACTGTGACGCATAATTGATCTCATCCACCCCTTCCTCACTGTCTTTGGCTGTAGCTCCATCGGCAGCCACTTCTTCCACAACTTCTTTTGCGAGTGTAGTCATTAAGACCTCTCGTTAGTGATTGCGCCATGACGGCGGTTTACAGATTAAAGATCCCTCAACTTATCTTCCAAATCTATGACTTCACGTTCCGTCCAAGCCAATCCCTCTATAACACCACACATTTTTCGGTATTCCTCAATATCTTTCGCTGACCCCAAGGCGAGATGATCGGCTATATCATTCATTTGATCCCTGATTTTTTTTCTGAGCAATAGTAAGACATCCTCACTCACTGTCGGCATCCTTTGCTATCTCTCTGCCTAGCTTGATGCCTTCAAGCTCCTGAGAAGCCGCGACTTTCTTATTGTCCGCGTCCGTCTTTATCGCCAACTCCTGTTCCTTCAACGCAAGCTTCTCCTGTTCTAACTGAAGTTCCGCAATATCTATTTGTTGTTCACTGCCCAACTTCTGCTCAAGCAACCCTAGCTTCTGCTGGTCGAGTTGCTCCTTGCTGGCAACCTTCTGTTGCTCCAATTGCTGTTTCGCCGCATCGGCTTGCTGTTTGCGCTGAACGTCCATCTCTCGTATAGCGAGTTCGCGTTCGCGCTGTTGGATGATCGGATCTTGCTGTTGCGCTGCTTGCTGTGCAGCCTGAGCCTGCTGTTGCTTCTTGCCAGTCATCTGATCGGCTGCATCGGCAACGAGCTTGCTGAGTCTCTTCTCGACATCTTCCGGTAACGGCTGATTTTCCGGTGGCAGTTCCACGCCAAGCTCTTCTTCGATCTGCTTACGGAAAATGAACGCCAAATGTTCACGGACATGAGAGTCGAGTGCGCCAGCTATCGCTTGTCCCGCAGGACTGTTCTGCATCTCCTGTGCGATCTGCGGATCATTCTTGATAGACATATGGACACGCATATGTGCGTCATGATCCTGATACTCATATGCTTTGACAGGTGCCTGCGTAAGTATATCCTGATTCTCGCTGACAGGATCTTTGGGGGGCACCTCGTCCGCGTCGGGTACGACCTTGTCAGCATTCGGTATGCCGATCAATTCCATCATCTGCCTATGCAGAAGAGGAAGATCGTACATATTCGGAGCCTGAGCCGCTAATTGCAGAGCAGCTTGATACTGCATAATGCGTTGTGCCATAGTGGACGCATTCGGGTCCGACACGGGCACCACATCAATGCGATCATCAAAATCTTCAGCTTTAATGCCTTCGCCCGCATCCGTCTCGTATGGATAGTCGGGATCTGTGTAATCATGGATGATCTGCGCTAGGATCTTGTATTCCTGTTTGAGGCTCGCATGGATACGTGCCTGAATCGCGGACTGTACCTTCATCGCCCGCTCCATGATAGCAAGAGTGGTCCCTACAGGAGCCTCTTGGTTCATGTCTGCTACTTTGAGATCAGCCATTGACGCGAAGCGTCGGCCTTCCTCCACGATATTACCCAGTAACTGGTAAAGGACCGAAGAAGGTTCTTTATAAGGAAGGAAGGTGA